TAAGTAAAACTTTTGAATCTATTGATTTAATTGATGTAGCACCCGGACAAGCTTCATTAAAATTATACGGAGCTAGATTAAATTCTAAAAAACTACAGGACTTACCTTATGAACCTGATACAGTATTAACAGATTTTGAAGCTGCTGAAGTTGGTAAATATAATATAAATGATTTAAAACTTACTTTAGATTTATATAATAAATTAATACCTATGTTAGATATACGTAAAAAAATTGGTAAAAAATATAACATTGATGTTATGAGTAAATCAGATGCACAAATAGCAGAATCTATATTTAGAGAAGAATTAAGTAAAAAAGGTGTAAAAGTAAAACGAGGTGAAACTAATAAAAAAGTAAGATATAAAGCACCTAATTGTATTGTATTTAGAGATGATGATTTAAACTTAATAGTAGATAAAATAGAAGATACTATTATTGAATTAGGGGATAATGGATCACCTTTATTACCTGCTTGGTTAAAAAAAGAAACTATACAAATAGGTAATACAACTTATAATATAGGTTTAGGTGGTTTACACTCACAAGAAAAATCTATGATAGTAATTCCAAATGAAAATGAAATATTATCTAATGTGGATGTTGCTAGTTATTACCCATCTTTAATAATCGATCTTGAATTATACCCCGAACAATTAACTAAGACGTTCTTAAAAGTATATGCAAATATTAAAGCCACAAGATTACAAGCTAAAAAAGATGCTAAAGATAAATCATTATCTCAAAAACAAAGAGATGAAGCTAAAGTAATTGATGCAATATTAAAAATTACATTAAATGGTAGCTTTGGTAAATTAGGTAGTAAATATAGCTTTTTATATTCACCTAAATTACTCATAACTGTTACGTTCACAGGACAACTATATTTATTAATGTTAATTGAAGAGTTAGAATATAACGGTTATAAAGTTGTATCATCTAATACAGATGGTGTAGAAGTTTTAAGAAGTAATGATTCATTTAGTGAAAAAGGTTTAAAAAGAATTGTATCAGAATGGGAATCGAAAACAAATATGATTATGGAGTATGGTACTTATAATGCTCTATATGCTAGAGATGTAAATAATTATGTGGCTGTGTATCCTAATGGTGAAGCAAAAGCAAAAGGTGCATATGTTGACCCTGAAGAACGTAAACCTATATTAGAAAAGAATGTAGAATATCCTATAGTATTTGAAGCTATACGTGATTATTTATCTAAAAATATACCAATGGAAGAAACTTTATATAATTGTAAAAAAATAGCTAGATTTACATCTAGTAGAAATGTAAAAGGTGGTGTTATTTCTAACAATGAAGTGTTACCTAATAGTGATGAATATAATGACCATATATCTAAATGGGGTTATTTGAAAGTAAAAGCTGTAGGTAAACGTAATGATGATTTTCAAAAACAAATAGTATTAAGTTCTGATAATTCTGTGTATTTAGGTAAAGTTGTTAGATGGTATTATTCTATTGATGGTAAACCTATATTTTACAAAACAGGTAACAAAGTACCTAAATCTGATGGTGCAAAACCTATGATGGACTTGACGGATTATATACCAAAAGATTTAGACTACGATAAGTATTTATCATTATGTGAAGAACATTTACAAGACTTAGGAGTAAAATCATGACACTAGAACAACAAAAAAGAGTTAAACAACTCAGAACTGAGATTAAGAAGGGTAACATAGATGAGGACGGTGTTAGAGCATATCTAATACAGTTAGAAACTCTACTACCTAAACCTACAAAAACATTATATATAGATGCAGATAGTTTAATATATTATTCTGCTTATAGTCCTATGAATAATGATAGTTGTACTCCCATTGAAGGTGGTACATTTGTAGGTAATAAAATAGAGTTTAGTTTAGAAGATGCTTTTTATGACTTAGTAGATAGTGTAGTATCTACGTGTAGAACAGAAAGTTTATTAGGTAATATGATTATGTTCAAAGATTTTAAATTAGTATACACACCTTCTACTAACTTTAGATATGATATTTTTCCTGAGTATAAATATAGAAGATTAGGTAAAGAAGAGTCTAAAGAACTCAAAGAGTTAAAAAAACTTGTTAAACCTAAAGGGTTAATAGTAGAAGGTTTTGAAGCAGATGATGTAGTGGCTTATTACGCTAGAAGAGGACACCCTATTGCTTCAGGGGATAAAGACGTAATATATGGTGTAGAGGGTAATAATTATTTTTATCATTCAGCACACCGTAAAGTAGTCAAAGTATCTAAAGAAGATGGTGAGAGGTTTGTATTACTTCAGACTTTAGCAGGTGACTCTACTGATGATATACCAGGTATTGCTGGTGTAGGTATGAAAACAAAACTATTAAAAGAAGATGCTACTTTTGATGATGTTATTAATATATATGAAAGTCATATTATGTGTGTTCATTGTATGGATGTACCTAAAACAAGAGCAGTAGTAATGAGTAAAATAGAAGACTTAGAACATGACGGAGACATAACAGGCACATGTAATCAATGTAAGTCTTATAGAGTGTTCTATAATTACACTAAAGAGGATGCCATACTAACTAGACGTTTAGTAGGTTTAGATCAATTTAAAGGTAAAAGAAGAGGATTAAAATTATGGAAGTATTAAAATTAGAAGTAGGTAAAACTTATGTGAATAGTTTAGGTTATCCAGTTAAGATAGTAAAATATGGAATTAATAATTTATTGTTTGAAGGTGATAATAAATTTATATATACCGAAGAAGGAAAAGTATATTTAAGTTATAGAAGTGCATTAGACCATAAACAATGCTTAGTATCAGAAGTTGAATCACTACCTTATGCTATTATGTTAGATTTTATGCTAGATATAGAAACTATGTCTACTGACGATAATGCATTAATCACTACAATATCAATAGTACGTTTTGATTTAAGTACAGGTGATTTAGGTACTGAATATGAAATAGGTTTAAATTGGAACGAACAAATAAAACATAAAGCTCATATATGTCCTGATACTGTACAATGGTGGTTAAAACAAGATAAAGAAGCTATAGATACTATGTTACGTATACCCCAACAAAAAGTAGATGTTGTATTAGATAGTATAAATCACTTCTTTAAAACTTCAGGTTTAGAATTAAAGTATATAAAATTATGGGGTAATGGTAAAGAGTTTGATAATATAAAACTTAGAAATCTTTTTAAAAGACACGGTAAAGAATTAGTAGTACCTTACTGGTGCGATAATGATGTGAGAACTTTAGTAAATTTATCAAATATTAATACACGTGATTTTAAGTTTGAAGGCATAAAACATAGAGGTATAGATGATTGTAAACATCAAATTAACTATTGTAGTTATGCTTATAGAGTTTTAAAAAGTTTATAGATAAAAGATGAAACCTAAAAAACACCAACGTAGAGCAGGTCGTAAAATAAAATCCAAACTATTACAATATGGTATATGTATATTAGCAGGTGAGGTACGCTCAGGTAAAACACTTGCTGTTATATACGCTTGTAAATTAATAGGTGTGAAAAATGTACTTACCATATCTAAAAAAGGTGCATTAATAGGTATAAAAGAAGTATCACCTAATACATATACTGTCACTAATTATCATCAAGTAAAAAATCTAGATATAAAAGAATATGATCTAATATGGTTAGATGAGTTTCACCGGTATATATCAAATGCAGGTAAAAAACGACCACCTATATGGAAAGATTTATTACCTATTTGTTATTACACACCTATTATATTTAGTAGTGGTACACCCACACCTGAAACATACGCAAGTATATACAGTCCTTTAGCTTTATCATGTAAGAGTCCTTTTAATAAATATAAAAATTATGCTGACTGGCATAAAGATTATGGTGTACCTTATAATAAAGTAATAGGTTATGATGAATATAAACGTAAAGTAAAAACAGCTATTGGATGGGATAAAGGTAATACACCTAAAATTAAAAAAGCTATAGAGCATTTGGTAGTGAGTATTACACAAGAAGAAGCAGGGCATAAGTATTTTGCTAAAGATAAGTTACATTATATACCTTTATCACATAGACAACAACGTGTATATGATGTATTAGATAAAGATAAGATGTATGAGTTACGTGATGATTATACTATTTTAGCCGATACTGCAGGTAAATTATTACAAAAGAAACATCAAATATCAGGAGGGTTTGTAAATGCAGTAGATGATTTTGATGAAAGTAAAACTAAAGTACATTCATTTAATCGTATACCTAAAGTACAATATATATTAGATAACTTTGATATAGAAAATACTATAATATTAGCTTATTATATACCTGAACAAAAGTATTTAGCGGATATATTTCCTCACGTTGCATCATTAGGTAAAAATAGTGATGGTGTGGATTATAGCCATTATGAACATCTTATTATATATTCTTTTGGTTTTCATGCTGTAACTTATGAACAGGTAAGAGCTAGACAAATGAATTTTAATACTAGAGATAGTGATGTTATAGTACACTTTTTAATAAGTGGTGTAGATGAATATGTATATGAAGCTGTTAAAAATAAAGAAGATTTTACCGCTTCATGGTATCACAAAGCAGTTAAAAAAGATAAAAAGAAACAAGACCGTAAAAAGTGGAAATTAAAACAAAGATATAATAAAAAGAGGATTAAGTAATGACTAAATCACAAATTATAAATTGTGCTACTGCTTTTGCTGAAGATACATTTGATAAACAAATGTTAGACTTAATAGAATTGATTAAGAAGCAAAAAAAATTCCATATGCAACATAAGACAATGTTATTAAATTATTGTGAGGCTCATAAAAGAGCATTAAAATAATGACATTTCAATACATAGGTAATGATAGATATAAAATATATCTAGACAGAATACCTTCACGTTCTATTAGATTGTCTATAGATGAAATAAATGAAATAAATGAAATAGCTGAAAATAACCCTACTGTAATACAACAAAAAGATGATATTGAAAAGTTACAAATATATTATGATGATGTATTAGGTGACATAGAAGAACAGTTAGGTTTATTTAGAGAAGCTGAAGAATTAATAAAGAATATAAAAAACGATACCGTAAGAAGTGAAATAGCTGATATATTAGAAGCTTTACAAAATCAAGTATCAGGACATATATAATGTTAGAATCAAAAAGACAAAAAAAAGTAACCGATCATCTACATTCTTTAGGTGCATGGACTGTAAAAGTTATTCAAGCTAATAAGAGTGGTGTTACTGATATTATAGCTTGTGTACCCATGACTAAAGAGCAGGTATTAAAACTTTTTGATAAACAAGATGTAGTAGGTATATTTGTAGCACCTGAAATAAAACAACCAGGTGGTACTACTAGTCCTTTACAAAAAAGAAATATAAAGCAAATAAAAAGAGCAGGGGGTATATCGGCAAGTGATATAACCTCAGTTGAAAATATGATAGACTTATTAGGTAAAGATATTGATAAATCATTACTTAGAAGAAATAAACGCAGACGTAGAAGGAGTTGTTAAGATGGGTAGAGGTAGGCAGATAAAGGATATAAAATATGCAGATACTATTGACCCTAAACATAAATGTTCATCATGTAAAAAAGGTTTAGATGAAGTGAATTTTAATGTAATAAAAAATACATTAAAACCCTATACTAGGAATTTTTGTAACGTATGTAAAAGGTTAAGAAAATTACCCAAATGGAAAAGAAAAGAGTTAATTAGAGAACGTATTAAATTATATTTTATAAGCTCTCTTTAACCAACCATCATAGTACATTTGTAAGTAAGGTTTACGTTTTATTATATCTTTATAATGCTCTTTTTCATGTTCATCATAAACAATATCAAAAGTATCACTATCAAAGTCATTTAAAGCTTTAATAGACTTACTACCTATAAAACCATCAGATACAACACCCACAACTCTTTGAGCTACTTTAGCTGCCGTTTTATAATGAGTATGAAAAGCAAATAAAAACATTTCATCAGCTATTTTTTGAGATTTAATCTCATCTAATTTCATTTTATCCCATATATTGATTTTAGCCCAATCTTTTATTTGTGCATTTATTTTATCATCATGATATAACATCACACTAGTACGTTTAATATCATTACCTGTAGCTTTATAAACACCTTTAATAAAAGCCCAATCAATAGCAGTAGGGTTAGCATACTCATATATACCCCCACACGTCATAGTATTTTCATGTTTGTTTTGATGTAAGAATAAACGAGGTGTATTGTCATATTCCAATAAAGCTAATAAATTAAGAGTTTTTTTAATATCTACCATAATCAATCACCTCTTATAATCTCTCTAGTATCATCATATTTTGTAGCTACTGTATCAATAGCTTTTAATGTTTTACTTTTAGTACCTACAGCTTTTACAACTGTTTTACTTGTGGTATATACATCTTTAGCTGTATTATATACTTTGTCTGTTGTAGAGCATCCTATCATAGCCAATGTAGCTATTAAACTTATTACTATTTTTTTCATCTTTAATTCCTTAATTATAAGTAGCTTCTTCAGTTTCTTCATTTGAACGATGTACATCCCACGCACCACCACCACCAATCATAAGACCTAATCTAACAGGTTTACTTGTAAATACACCAACACCCAATGTTATCATAGCTTCTTCAAGAATATCATCAGATATGCTTCTACTATATTTACCAATTTTATATAAATAATCATGCAATACATAAGCAAGAACAGCCAAACCATCTTTTGGGTATATTATCTGAAGAGGTTTTGGTATTGAACCTAAATCAGTTTTTAAACCAACTGGAACACAAATCCAAGCATCTACTATATCAGAATAGTAATTAAGCTCACTTAATGTAGTTCTTATTACACCTTCTTTTGGAATCCTAACATCTATAAAATCTTCTACAAAACCTTTCATTTTAATTACCAACCCTTCTCATCATTCTCATAAGTCTAATACGTTGAGGTTTAGTCCTTGATCTTACATCATCTTCATTCATAGTTTTAACAGTAGCTGTAAACATAGTTATTAATAGTAAAATCCAAGTAATGTAGAACTGTGTATCAGTCATTATATTAATCTGGTGCAAACATAGTAAGTAAAAGACCTACTAAAGCAGTAAAAATAACAGTAAAGAGAGTACGCCATAACCATAGTCTAGACTTCTTCTCTTCTTTTACATCCTTTTTTATATTAGGTATAATGCCATTTTCAGGGTCTAATAATTTATCTTCTAAATTAGTGATAGCTAATTCAACTTTCTGTAATGCAGCACACCCTTCTCCATTTTGTGATTGTTGCACTTCTTTTAAGTCTTGATCTAAATCATTGAGTCTTTGATGTAATCTTTTATTACGTTCATTAGATTCTTTTTCTAAACTATCAATTTTAGATATTACTTTCTCTATACCCTGTACACTTTTAACTAGTGAGTGCATATCTTTAGTCATAGTTTCTAATGAAGTGGATAATCTTTCATTTAATATAGCTTGTTGCATTACAAATTTAGCTAACTCTTCTTCACTTAATTGCACTTATATACCTTTTACCAAGTTATAGATTCTACAGTAGATACTTTAAGCTTACTAGCTATTAATACTTTTAAATCTTGAAGGTGTCCAAAATCTGATTGTACTTTAGCTGATATGGTTAAGATGACTGTATTAGCATCTACAATAGATAATACATTAGGTTTATTGTCTATGTCATAGAAAGTAACCTCCGAACCACCCGCAAGTTCTATAAGACGTTTAGCACCATCTAATTTTAATGCTGAGTCAAAACCTCCATTATATATAACATCGTTAACAGTTACAGGCTTTATTGAAACTTCATCAAATTTATATGACATTTCAACTTTTTTATTAATTTTTGCATCTAGTAATAATAACTTGTCAATCTCAGCAGATATTAAGCTCTCATCTAAAGTTACTTTTTTACCCTCTTCATCTGTTGCATCATTATCCCCATTAATACTAATTACCGTTGGATATATATTTCTTATTGCCGAATCTCTCATACTATACTCCTATTTCCATAACTGTTATTGAAGAAGCTGTTCTATAAACAGCAGCATCATCTACATCTGAAGCAGACCTGTTAACATATATAGTACCTGCGCCCTCAGCAACTCCTTGTATTTTATATGTTATTGGTGAAGTTGTTGACGGACTATCTAAATGTGTTCCCGAAAAATCAAACCTGGTAGTATTATCACCACCCCCTATTGTTCCCCCTGATGTAGCACTTTTTCTACTCCCTGCAGTACCCCCAACCCCAACAGGCGTGGAATCTCTTAATACTCTCATACCACATCTTGCCCCATTATTAGAATCTCCCGTAAAATGAGATAAAATCATAATTTTACTAGATGTACTTGATGGAGTTATATTTATTGATAAACCCGTAATATCAATAAAACTAGAACTTGAAGAACTAAAAGTATCAGTTTTTGTTGCTGATACAACTTGTAAAACTTTACCACCACTTGGTATAGCAGCTACTGCATCATCTACATACTTTTTATTAACCACTTGATAATTAGTAGTAGGGTTTGAAGAAGGTGTAATAGGGAACACACTAAAAGTTTTAATACCCCATATAGTCTGATTTGTTGTCTTATCTACAAAGTTACTTAAATCAATAGCACTTATTAAATCATCTACATACTTTTTAGTAGCCGGGTTATAATTAGTAGTAGGTACGTAAACTACAGTATTAGCACTATCTAAAAAAGCTAAACGCCAATTAGTTGAGTCACCTACCGGAGTATTACCTATATTATTATCAGTCTTTGATACATAAGTAAAACCATCACTAGCCACTGCTTTACTACCTATAAAGTACTCTTGTAACGCAACCCATTCAGGTATACCATTTTGTAAATAGTAAGCCGTAATATAACTTAATGTATGTCCTACTGCATTAAACCAACTAAGAGCCGGAAAACCGTTACTATCTACACCACTAGCCCATCCCTCAACAGAATTAGTATTAGTTAATAATGCTGTAATATCTGTACTTTCAGTATCTGTACCAAATATAGTTAATTCATCAGCTTGTGCGTCTGATCCAAATATAGGAAAATCTATATTAGGTCTTGTTATTTTTGATCCCATTGTATCTATCCTTTTTTTATAATGTTACAACTCTAGCAAATTTACCCTGTCCAAAACTAAGAGCGTTAGGATTATTATTAAAGCCAAATGTTTTACTACTAATAATTATACCGTATTTTATACCTACTGCTTGAGGTCTAGGTATTAAGTCTAATGCAAATAAGAAAGTAAGTAATCTTGTAGGATATGTATCATCTATATAAAGTGTCATAGTCATATCTTGATTATCATTTATATAAGCCTCAGTACCAAACATAAAAGCTATTGCATCTTGTATAGATAAATTATCATCTATCATCTTAGCAGTAACTACATTTTTAGTGATTTTTGCTTTTAAAAAAAATCTATAATCACTATCATTTAATTGAGTATCTGTCAATGTATTATCAAAAATTCTAAACATTGGAGCTTTACTAAAAGTATCAGTATTAGGTGTATCTGCAAAACCAAAATAAACTTTAGGTATGACATCAGGTACAATTCTAGATAAACCTACTATTTTACCTATTGTGTCTAATTGAACACCTACTGCCGTATCCACATCAAAAGCTTCTTCAAATTGTAATATTACATCATATAACTCTGAGAATTTAGATGTAAGTGCTGTGATTGTTTGACTTGCTTTAGGTAAATCACTATATTGTAAAATTAAAAGATTAAGATAACTTTCAGTAAACATCTTATATCTCCGTAATTGTGATCTTAGCGGTAGTAATTAAAAACTTTTCATCAAAATCAGCTACTAATTTAGTAGCTACATAAGTAATATCATCTGTACTAGCTTCTAAATCAGTAGCTATAAAATTAGCACCCGCTTGATATACATAACTATATAGTTCAGTTATAGTTAAATCTTCATTAATAGTGAAAAGTTTTTCTGTCAATTTTTCTTTAATCAAATCTGTATCTATTGTATCACCGCCTATCTTAGGCGTTACATCTAGTTTTATAAATATCTCAGACTCTGTAGGTCTATCAAAGTTGATAGTATGTGTGTGTATTCTTATTGTACCATCTGAACGTAAAAAATCTTCTTCATAAGTATCAGTAACTGAACCTTTAAGACCCGCACCTGCTGTTTTTTCTTTAGCAATAGCTTCAGCTATATCAGCATTTAAACCATCTTCTACTATACACCATATAGTATGGGCATCTAAATCTAAAGTAGCATCATAAACATCAGTAAAATTTTCATAAACAATAGCATCTAAAACATTAGTGACTTCTAAAAGTCTAGCCAACATACTACCTATTGTGCTATATGCGGGTTTTTCTAAACTTAGTTCACGTCTTTGTCTTAATTCTACATCAGTTTCTTCGTCTATACCTACAGAAGAAGCTAAAGGATTGTCAACAGTTGTCACTTCAGTTAATATAGTACCTTGTGTTGTAATAGTATTAGGTAATGCTTGTACACTACCCCACTCATTAGCTTCAAATATAATAGATGTAGTACCTGCTGAAATAGTTTCAGGAGTTTGTATAACCCAATTTTGACCTAATGTATCAACTACAGTATAACCTATTGTAAGATCGATTGTAGTAGTTGCTGTTATGTTTACCTCTACTGTTGATTTAGTAGCAGGTCCACGTGTTATAGCATTTAATTTTATAATCTTATTTAACTCTACACCTACAGCAGTATCAGGATCAAAAGAATTATATATCTGTAATAAAGCTGCTTGTGCATCTGCATTTAACTTACTATATATAGCTATTACTTGACCATCAGGGGTATCAGCATCTATAATAATATCTTCACCATATATTAATTTATACTGCTCTGATAAGTAAGTGAAAACATCATCTAAATCATTTATTGTAAGACCGTTACGATCTAGTTTTAAATCAGACATTCACACCAACCTCTTTTAAAATATTTTGATTATATATAGTATCATAATTTATTTGTATTATAGCATTTCTTTCTACGTTCTGAATTAAAGACACATCATTAACTCTTTGTACACCTTCGGTCTGTTGTACAACTCTTCTAACTTCACTTAATATTAAATCTTCATTGTTTTTAACACCTAATATATTTAACCAATCTATATTTTGTGAGTTGTCTAAAAAATAATCATTCTTAAATGATTTAATTCTAGTTACTACATTTTGAGCTATTTCATTATCTTTAGTTATATAGTTACCTAAACCTTGACCAAAAGTCCAATCACTATCTTCTTCTATTTTACGTACTGACATAACAAATCCCTTTAAAAATTAGGTACTGTACCATTATGATTATGACTATCTACTGACTTACCATTAACTGTAATATTTGTACCTACTACTATATTAGGTGCTGTTATTGTACCCGTAACTGTTAAATTACCATTTATTAGCATATCACCGGTTAGAGTATAATTACCTGTATGTATTATATCACCTTGTACTTTTTCATGACCTGATGGTATATTTATTGCATTAGTCATATCATTAAGACCTACTAAAGCTATTGCATCACTATAATCATGCATACGATACTCTCTAGGTTTTTTATTATCAGCACCTAAATACCAATCATCTATACATCTTTCACTAAAAATAAGTAAAGCAGTATCACCAATAGCAATAGGCATGATTCTATAGTTAGAACCACCTTGAATAGTAAATATAGGTATCTCAGCAAACTCAGGTAATTCTACCTCTACATCACCTATTACTCTTTTAAATACAGGCTTAGCACTAATAGTAGAACCTGTTATCTTTGTAACTTTTGCAATAGTAGCAGTATGTGTATTAGACAATGCCTCATCTAATGCATTTCTAATAATTAAAGTCAATGTGTCTAAATTCACATCTATCATGTTATTACCTTAAACCCTGAGCTTTTACGCATATATAAAGTTTGTGACCAGTCTTGGCCTCTATAATCACCCTTAAAGTCAATAGTATCTACTCTATATAAATTATTAAGTTCAATTATATCAGATATTAACTTCACTTGACCACCAGTTTTAATTGCAGGGTTCATTAAAGTTTCAGCTATTATAAAAGTTTCTTGTTTTTGAGGTGAATTTAAAAGCCCTGTATTACTAGAAACAACAACTGCAAAATCATCAACTAATTCATTTTGTTTTATAATATTTAACTGTTCATTATCTATAAAAAAACTCTCATCATTATTAAGATTTTCTTCTATTAAATCAGAAGTAGCACCTACTAATACTTTAGGTCTAACTCTAGGTTTAGGTGTAGTAACTTTACCTTTTCTAGTATTAGTCATATCTTTTAATAACTCATCAATTATAGATACACTAGGTGATACTGTTTTACTGGTAAAACTATTTCTAAAGTCAAAACCGCCATCTTTACACACTAAAGTAGTTATAAAATCAGCACCTACTTTACTACTACCTGCTTCATAAACATTACCTATAAAAATATCAACTAATGTATCATACCCGGCTTGTAATATAACTTGTAAATATCTATCTTTTACACCTTGTGCTGATTTATCTTTTATTAATTTATTTCTTTTATCTCTATTTAGATTATATATTTTTAATTTTAATTCATTTACATCTGATATTATTGTTTTTTTACCTTCAAATTGAATACGTAAAGGGGGTTTTATTTCTACCACATCAGTAGCACTTAATCTAATAAATAACCTATAATCTCTACCAAATCTAAATGACATCATAACCTCGTATAGCTATTAAATCATCACGCTCTAATAAGTATACACTCACTCTATCTTTAAAATCATCTTGTTTAAAAGGATCGATACCCGTATTTTGATTTTCAACTAAGGTAATATCAAAAGGTTTATTGAACTGTTTTAATAAAGGAATACCCATAACTAATTTTTTACCCTTAACTAAAGGTTCATCTCTAAAATTTATATCCATAGTCCAACTTGATATAGTAGCTCTATATTTTACAGTTAATATGATAGTAGTATCTTCATATAATAAAGTGATTTTTTGTTTAGGTTCTGTACCTATAGTTATTTGTTTCATTTATTGTAGTTCCTGTAATAAAGCTGATGCAAAACTCTGATCTACTTCTTTAGTTTGTTGTGTACCTTTATCTGTTAAATCAGCACCTTGTGAAACAGCATCACCACTAGCATTTTTTATCAACTCTATTAATGTAGTTTCAGCTTTTATTATAGATTGTAATGAAATTGTAAATGTGTAATTGTTAGGGTTAGTTTTATTAATTGTGAATGAAGTAATGGCCATACCTTTAAATATTTTATCAACACATTCAACATCAATAACACTTTTACTCTCATACACCTGATCAAAAAATTCTAAAAATTTAGATGTGATTGATGTATCTGCTTCATTACCCGTAAAAAAATTATATAATTGTTTACCTTTATTAATAGCAACATCAGCAGCTGTAAAAAAATCATCAACTGTTGCTAATAATCCGTTCACTTTACTTATTTGTGTTTGTGTTCTTTGAGGTAAATAATCTTGAATAATACCGACAGGGGGTAATAACTTTTGAATAGTATTAGGTATTATAGGAGTTTCAATAAATACATTAGCAACTTCACCATTAATAGATATTGTGTTAGGGTTTTTTATAATATGATCGTTTAACATACTACCGTTCTCAACAGGATTAGCAGTAACTGTAGCTGTTTTAGTTGATGTTTCTGAAACACTAGCATATAGTGTAAAACCACCTATACCTATTTTTTCTAATTCACTACCTTTCAAACTATCAGGTAATATAACTTTTTTAAAATTTTCAATCATTATCTACCACCTTTACCATACTGAAAACTAGCCTGTTCTAATTCTCTTGATAATGCAGAACTAACAGCAACACCTGCAGCTTCAGGGTCATTACTTTTAACTTCTATCTTTATATCATTAGTCATAATCTGTGTGGTATTATTGTCCCTACCACCTGCAATAGGTAAAGCAGTTAGTGATGTATTAACATTAGTATCCCCTGTAAACAAACCTGTGATACCGCTAAATGTTTCTTTTATTATGTCAAAACCTGCTAAAAGAGAATCAATATAAGCATTAAAAGTATTTCTTAAACTATCAAAAGCAGTAGTTAATGACTCAACTATATCTAAATCAAAAGTATCTTGGAAGAAGTCTGCTATTACAGATTTACCACCTTTAAAAGCTGTTATTAAATCTTCTATAGCTATTAATATACCACCTACAGCAGCAACAATAGGAATAATTGGAAAAGCTAAAGACATAGCCACGCCAAAAGCAAGTAATGCAGGTTTCCATCCAATAGTGGCACTTATGAAATCATCAACACCCCCTATTAAATTACCTATACCGTCTACAAATTCAGCAAATATAATAGAAAAAGAACCGCCAAAATTAGCTAGAAAATCAGTAATACTATTGGATACTCTTTCCATAATAGGAGCAAAATTTAAAGCCATTTGTCTACCTATAGCAGTAAAGCCAAATTTCAAAGTTTCTATACTTGCAAAATAACTATCTAATTGTTTAGTCTGAGCTTCAGTAACTACACCAAATTTTAAAGCTGTTTCTGTTAATCTTTTTAATTCTTGATTAGTTTTATTAAAAGCTTTTATTACTTTTATATCTATACCCAGTTTATTAGCAAAATTAATCTGCTGTTGTGTGCTTAATGTTCTGAAAGTTGATGTTAATTCTTTGAGGATACGATCTGTACTTTTTATATTACCTTCAGAATCTCTGACTGAAATACCAAGACGATTAAAATCATCACTACCTTGTGTAGCAGCTTCACCAATTTTATCTGTTAATGATATTATACTAGATTCAAAAACACCAGTAGTTACGCCATTTTGTGCAGTTATTAATTGCATTTTTTGTAATGTTTCTATCGCTATATTTGTATCTTCAGACAGACGTACTAATGATTCAGCACCTCTAAGAGTGGTATTAGCCCAAATACCAACAGCAGCAGTAACAGCTCCCATAGCTAAGCCTATTTTACCAAGACTTATGATGCTAGTTTGTAAACCTTTTTGAAAGTCACCTAAAGGTTTTAAATTACCTTGAAATGTAAATTTAGTTACTAGTTCGTTAACTACTGCCATTTTTTAACCTTTCATACTCTATATAATCTATATAATCTATAGCATCCGTTATACCTTCAAACTCAGCTATATCTAATATTTCATCAGCATCACACTTTAACAACTTGAAATAATCATAACCCCTTTTTGCTATACTAAGTAAAAAAAATCTTGTATCGTCTATATTTGTAAATTCAATAAGATTTTTTTTCTTAGAAGGTATATAACCTTTTACTCTCCAAGCTGACCTTTTAAAAAAGGGTAACTGATCACCATTAAAGCAGTTTGAATAAACATCATGTAATCTTCAGGATAATCTTCAAATACATTCTTTTTTGATAAAGTCATACCATCATCAAAAGTAACATTACGATTTATAATACGTTCCACTTCAGTAAATTTAGGTTCATCAAAAAAACTCAAATCTTTTGTTTTTAAACGCATTTCTATACTTGACATATAACCAAACACAGTACGTCTTTCTACAAATGTGAATTTATTAAATGTGTATTTACGCCCATTTATTTCAGCAAAACCATCATCAGCAACAGCTTTAATCTGCTTTAATCCTTCTTCTCTTTTTTCAACTTCAGTCATTATACACTTCTTATCATAGTTGATAATATAGAGTATTCCTGAACATCTTCACCATCTTGATTATTAGCAGTATTGTCACTTCTTGTTATCAATGAACCACCTGCTATACTATGTGTTTCTACACCATCAACACCATCTCTAGTAAAGTTAATTTTTAATGAACCATCAAAAATAGTAATATCAGGATTATTAACCGCATTATTCATAAATGCATCATCAGCACTATAACGTAATAAACGTATAGTTAAAAGACCGTCATCCTTATCATTACGTTCTTTTATAACCTTACCCCCGTTTACCCCTTGTGTTTGATTAGTTATGTCATTACCATAAGCTACCGTAAACATATCACCCTCAGGTGAGTCCTCTATTGTTCTACCATTTAATGTCAATGTTGCATTTTTAATATCTACTGTCATAATACTCATCTATAAGTCCTTATATATTGAATTGTACGATAAGATTTGCTTTATGTATCGCACCTGCATTTTTAACCGCTATTTGAATAGGGGGTGATTTTCTATCTTGTCTATCTGCTTGTGGTTGATCGCTTAATCTATTAGCAAAAACATAAAACCCTTTAGTACGTATAGCAGCATAAAAAGTTTCTAAATCACCAAATGTTTCAGGACTTGTCCATTCACCAGGTGCAAATACAGCAGCGTTTACAAAACCTTGTGTAGTTTTCTCAATAGTATCTACTAATCTATTCATACCTTTTGTTGTTTGAGGTATTTTAGTAGTAGCTGCTTTTAAAATGTTAAATGTATCTATCTCTAGAGCATCAACATAAGCAATAAGATTATATACATTATCAAAGAAGTCATTAGCAGGGCTCGTAAGCATAACCGGTATATCTTTTATAGTAGTATAAATATCCAAACCTACATTAGAAGCTTTGTTAATCTCAGTTTGAGAATAAGCATCAGGTACAACACCGGTAATACTTTTTAAATTTTCAGTATTTGCAGTATTTGTACCTGTAAATAAAACTGTTTGCATACGTGATAAAACACCCACTGCTAATTTTCTATCATTAGATTTAGAATAAAACATACGATAATTAATTTGACCAGCTAGTTTAATTTTCCATGCTGTGTTAGATGCATCTACTTCTAAGTATGAAGCACCACTAAATACGTCACCACTCATAAGATTAGAAGCTTGTGCTAATGTAGCCAAATTTTCACGTTCTTGATCTGTTGGTGTATCAATAAATACAAAACTTTTAAATCCGTCACTACCTTGTGCTTCAGTAACAGCTTCTACTTTTGTTTCAACAGTTAATGTATCAGACGCAGCACCTTGTAATAAAACAGCACCACTACCATCATTAAGTTTTAAGATATTACCTACATAAGTACCTGTACCTGGATCACTTGTAAAAGATAATAAACTTGTTACACCTGTAGTATCACTTGTAATTTTAATAGATAAATTAGATACTTCTGCACCTGCATCAGTTAAAGCATCATCTAAAACTGTAGCTATATCTTCAAGTGTTAATGAAGTTGTAAAATCTAGACCGGTTAAATTTTCAACACCTGCATCAACTGTAATATCTAAAGTACCGTCACTTACTTGTTGTAATTGACTAACTACAGTATCTTCAACAAGCTGTACACCTGTTAAAGTAGCACTAGTAGCGTCTACATTTTCAGACGCAGCTCTCCAATATGCAGCCACTAAATGACCACCTGCACTAACAGGATTAGGTGTTTGTTGAAAAAATACAGAAGCGAAATCATAAAATTCACTATTAGTACCAAAATCAGTAGCAACACTTGCTAAATCAGTATACACCTCTGTTCTATTTGCACTTGTTAAAATACCTAACTCACTAGTAAATACCGCTACTGTATTTACATTAGCTCTACGTGCTAGTAAAGGCTCTCTTAGTAGTTGTACCTGTACTACATTACTAATATTTGCATTCATGTAATCATTCCTTTTTTAGTTATCTGTGATAATAGTATACTCAGCTGTATCTATTCTAAGTACTGCATCAGTAAACTCTTCTGTATATTTTACCGTAATTTCTACCTGATACCTATTATAAGTAGTTTTTCCTTGTAATTTCTTTATATTTGTAAGAGTGGTATTATTAAAAACTTCTATATCATTATCTCTTGTGTATTCGTGAGCGTCTTGACTATTTAATCTAGCTATGAAAATATTACCATTAGTTAGCGCATCAGGTCCGTAAAAATCAATAGTAAATACACCTTTATTACGTACACTATATGTTAAATCTTCAGCATCCCCATCAAAACTATTACTTCTACCAATAGGTGTGATAGTTAAATCATCCACTACCGCAATATTAGCATTAAAATCAGACTCTAAATAATTTTCTCTTGCTACTATTACTTTATCATCAGCTAAATTTGCAACTAATGAAACCAAAGAAGCTACTGTTATTAATATACTCATGACTGTACCTCTTCACCTAAAGCTTTAAAATAACCGTAATCTTCTCTATCTGCTAATACTATAATTTTATATTCTGTACCTTTATGTACAAATAGATCATCTATAACTATACTATCTACTGAATGAATATTTTTATATTTAAGTGCTGTGTCTATTTGTACATTCTGCAAATCTTCACTTTTAGGTGTAGTTACAGTAGCTAAAAAATTAGTATCTACAAAACTTTTCTGAGGTAAATGATTTACTACAGTTTGTGTAACTGTTCTTTTAATGATAGTTTGTGCAAATCTTAAAATGGTACTTGATAAATTAGGTAACATCTTATATATCCCTCACTTCAAAAGTTATACTTTGTCTTAACTGACCTGTATCTATTAGAGGTTTAGTACTTCCAGTACCGCTACCTTGTAATCTATTAGAAATAGTAGCAGGTTTTAACACTTCCCATCTACCTTTATTTTGTGTCTTAAAGGCTTCTAAAACTATACTTTGACCTTTTGCACCTAATTTACCAAGTGCCTTATTAGTATTAATTTTAGAAAACTTTAAATCTTTATCCAATGCTTTAAAGAGTTGTTTAACATTTTCAGATAAAGGTACTCTTAAAAAACTTCTTTGTGGGATACCTGCAGAAGGTGACCCAAACTCATGAACAGCACCTATTTCAGCAACAGTAAAAGGACTATCATCATGTTTTTTATTTTTTTTAGCAGGTATACCTACAACTACTTCTTTTTTAGATAAAGCTTTTAACTGATTAGCATAATTATGTACTTCAGCTAGATAAGCTTTATTTTTAGCCAATGATGGGCCTACCTATACAATTTTTACGTAAATCTAAATAGCGTTGTCCATATAATGTTTTATAAAACTCATCTTCAGGCGTTCCACTACTTGTACCATAAGATACACTTACATCACCTACTGATTCACTAGCAACACCTTTAACTGTAGATGTATCCCCTGCTTTTGTTTGAGTAGCTATAGTTAATAGATGTGCTGTTAAATAAGAGATCATTAAATCACTATTAGGGCATTTAGTATTAACTAAAGTTGTAGCATCATCTATAAATAATTCTATTCTAACATCAGGATAAGTACCTGTGTCCGAAAACTCAGGAAATCTTACTCTAAAGTTATCAGGTGTAGTAGTTGCCATGATTAAGCTTTGTTACCTTCAGCGTTAAAACCTTCAGCGTTAAAACCTTCAGCGTTAAAACCTTCAGCGTTAAAACCAGTAATAGCATCAAACTCAGCATTAGCTTCAGCTATACAATCTACAATAATTTTAGTTAATGCTGCTTCTTTTAGACCTCTTCCTAAATCATATTCAGGAAACTCATCTTTAATTAACTTTCTTAATTCAGGGATAGTATACGCTTTTGCTAGTTCTTTTGCAGACATAGTAAGCCACGCATCAGTATCACCTTCTTGTAGATCAGCTAATTTATTTTCAGCTTCTTGTAAATCTTTTAAAGCCTTTGTATATAAACCTTCTAACTCAATTATACGAGCTTCAGCTGTATTGGCTTTATCTACATTTACAGCTTTAGCATCAATTTCTTCCGCAAGATTTACACGTAGAGCAGCTTTAAGCTTTTTTTTGTTAACGTCATTAAAGCCTTTATCTGTGAAAGTATCATCTGTGATAGTAAGACCTCTACCAAGACCTAAAGGGCCTTTAGTAAGTTTTCTGTATGAATTAATAGCCATAATTAAACTCCCGTAAGAATATAACCTGATGCATTCTCAATAACATCAAGACCACCAACTCTAAACATAGATTCTACATAAGAACTAAAACCTTTTTGATAGATATTAGACACACGTAGTTGCATAGGAATACGCATAACCATAGCACGTGCATCTGAACTATAAGCATTAAGCACTTTACCCCCACCTACAGCACCTGCTCTAAATGTAAGTACAAACTTAACATTAAAGTCACGTTCTACAGCTTGTTGTACAGTACCTACACCACCAGTAGTATCAATATAAGAACTAGTAAGTAAGTTATAAGTAGATGTATCAATAGCAATTTTGTCACAACCGAAAACAGGGTCATTAGAAACTGCTGTACGTTGAGCATTTACTAAATCTCTAATCTCATTGTATTGTTCAAGACCCGTTAAGTTTTCAAAAGTATTAGCAGAAGCACCTGAAGTAAACCCACTCCAATTTAATAGACCCTCAATATTATCAGTACCTACATAACCTGTAGTATCAATTAATTGATTATATCTTGTGTTATGTGCACCAATAAGATCACTTACTAAATTTTGATTAGCAGATTGAGCTTGTTCTAACTCAATTTGTGTCCAATCAGATTCTGCTTTTTTCATGATAACAGGGATAGTATCAGATTGATTTTTTAATGAAATCTTACCATCCGTATTAGTAGAATTACCTGCAGTAGCAAAGTTTCCGTTAATACCTTGTTTAATCTTAGTGATAAACTCAGCTGACCCACCCTCATTATTAACAGTAATACCTGACTGAGATAAAAATGTTAACTCTGCAAACTGCTGTTTATAAATAGTAGTAGATATATGTTCTAACTGTCTAGGTAATAATAACCCTGCAGCACCATCAAATGTAGTAGCTTCTTTAGCTGCTGCTAAAATACTACCAATGTCGTATAAATTTTTTACTAAAATTTTCTTTTTCATCTCTAAACTCCCTTAAACCGAAGTAATGACAATAGCATCTGATGGGTAAATATTACCCGCTATTTCTACCCAAGCATATATTGTACCTGCACCACCATTATCAAGTGTTAGTACTGCTTCACCTGTTGCATCAGTAATAACCAAATACTCAGCATTAGCTGTAACAGCTTCTTTAGATGTACCTGTAGCAACTGTTATACCTGTAATTGCATCCGCACCAAAATCATCAGCAGTACCTACCCACACTCTTGAAAGTATGTTTTCTGCTAATTCACTACCATCAATAGCTTTTGCTTGTAATGTTAATGTAGCCGTACCATCAGTATTATCAACCGCTGTAACATCAAAAGAAGATGCTGCAATAGCTGTAAGTGCATTTTCTACACCCATCATAATACGAACTTCCCATACATCGGTTTTAATTTCTTTCCAAAATATAGCACCAGGTACTTCTACTTTTGTATTGTCATCTGTTGCTTTACCAACATCTGCACCACTTGCATTAATTGTATAAACTTGACCGTATTTTACAGGTGTATCACCAGTTACAACATCTACAGTCACATAACCAAAGTTACATAATTCAGCTATATCATCTTCAGTA